GGTTTTCCCCACTTGGGTTTGCAATTGACCGAAGACGAGATCAGGGAATCTATGGCCAATTCCAAAAACATATCGCAAGCCTGTCGATACATGGGCATAAACTTCAAAACGTGGTCTAAGTACGCCAAAATGTATGTGGACCTAGAAACTGGAAAGACCCTCTACGAAATGCACAGGAAGTACGGCAACCCTGACCTCGTTCGTCCGAGGAAGCACAAAGAAAACCTACCGAGAAGATTCCAAAAGCAGATAGACAAACTGCTAACTTACAGAAAGTGGACCAGTCCTGCAAGGGTGGCTATCCTAAAGAAAATGCTCGTGCTTCACGAACTAGACAAAGACTACTGCGAACACTGCAATTATCACGAAAGGAGAGTAAAGGACGGAAAGCAACCGCTCATACTGCACTTTATAGACGGGGACAGGAGAAACTGGGAGCTTAAGAACATAAAGTGGCTGTGTTACAATTGTTTCTTTATTCACGTGTTCGACACATTTAGCGGTAGGGTGCTCAGGAACATGCAGTCTTCGCCGATAGTCGGAGACGAAACTTCTTTCGAATCTAACCTGCTCTTCTACAACATAGACGATTCGATTTTGAAGGAGATAGAAATGATGCAAAAATTCTTGGACGAGGGAAGGTACACAGAAGAGGAAGACTTGATAGACTTCGAATCGCAAGAGAGCAAAGACATGAAAGAGTTGCAGGACATGGCAGAAGAGATGACTTACACAAAAAAAGAATTGAGCGAAGACGAAGACGACCTCATAGACCGCAAAGTGCGATGAAAACCAATCGCTTGTGCAACTGATTGATATCCAATATACTATATATTTTTTTAATTATTATATATAACTGATTGAAAATTAATAGATTTAACTATTTGGTATTCAATTACTTGCGCAACTGATTGATTATCAATGGAGAATTTTTTAAAAATATTTTTTTGTTTCGAAAATGTGTCGTATATTTACTATGTATCAAACAATAAAAGTTATGACAAACGAATCACAAAAATTACAAACTACGTTGAACGCTCTCGAAGCACAGTTACTGACAAAAAAACAAGCCTTAATAGATTACGAGACAAGCGTTTTTGAAATTCAAATGAAAGACTTGACTGAAAGGGCTTCCAAGTGGCTAAAAGAAAACGTAGACGTACACAATAAAATTGAATTTACTACTCATTCTCTGAAAGTAAAGTGTTCGGACACCTACGGAAGCGACATAGAAGTGTATTACAGGCGATCTTACGAAGAAAACGTAGCTAACAAATCAGAATTGAACTGGTTCGGTTCCAGTTGCGATATCGAAGACAGTATCAAATTGGGTTACCTAATCACTCTGGGAAAGATTGCGGGTTCTTTGAGAGAAATACAAGAACAGCAACACGAGTGGTACGCAGAAGCGAAGAATTACAAGCGTAGTTTAAACGAGTACTACAGCGATATCAGTTCCATAGAATCTGCGATTAACGATACCAAGAAGTCTATTAGAAATTTAGATATTGAAAGGTACACGGCCGTTGGATTCAAGTGCGAATTTAAACCTTTCTTGCGAATTGAAAGAGACTATTCCAATAACGGCGAATATTGTATAAAGGAGTGCGCCAAAACGATAAACTTTCGTTACGGTTACGGCAAATGGGATAGCTTCGAAGTCTACTCTTTTGAAGTGGTAGAAAAATTAAAAAGGGGAAAGTTTTTAGTTAGGTGCAAAGTATTCTCTTTAGAAAACGAAAGAATTTTAGACAAAGAAGTAACTTCAAAATTTTTAGAAGACTTTATCAAAGAAGCGTACGATTGGCAAACCTCTGGCGCAGAAGCGACTAACGCAAGAGAGACCAAAAAGTTTGAAAATTACACTATCTAGGCTTCAACGCATAAAAAATTTAAACCACAAATAAAAAATAAAAGTCATGACACAAAAAAACCTGTTTCAATCCGTAAAATCGTTCGTTAACTCCAAAGGTTCAGGCAACGAATTCACCACAAAAGAATTTCACCTCGCTATGTCGGGCATAGAAAGTCTCACTCGGTTTAAGGTGAGTAATAACAACCCATTCTATCGTTCTAACCAATACAGGACGTATTTAAAGCGTGTGGGATTCGTTTCTAACATTGAAAGAGGCAGGTGGAAAGTGGTTAGCTCTGTTCCCGATTGGTTCGACAGCGGCACTGCAAATTTTATACTCGGGTACCTGTACAAACAGACGGTTTATAACGGTCTTACGAGAGAACAAACGAAAGAAAAGATTCGCTTGCACGTGAGTTGCATAGAAAATAATAAGACGGCCCCGTCCATCAAGCAAGAAGTAAAAAGCGCTCCACAACCTAGTGGGTACTGCGCTGCAGATTTGGCGAGGGAGCTGGTCGGAGATGGGGACAAAGAAAACAATTTGTGGTTTGTCACTTGTGGACCGTTCATTTGCGTGAACAGTGACGGAGAATGTGATAGTGAATTGTTGGAAGGCTTCGACCCAGAAAAGGACACACACACTTACGGACCTTTTACGTCTTACGAAAACGCATGCAAGAAGTATGATAGCATAGATTTGGACTTTCGCGAGGGTATCGGCCAAGTGTCCATCGAAGACAGGGCCTACGGCCAGATCAAGGAAAAATTTTTGGAGAAAGTGGTTATAGTTGATTATAGCTACAACGAACACGACAGTTCAAAGTATTTTTATAAGAAATAATTTTATCAATTTAAAATACAAAACATGAAAAAGCTACTAGCACTATCGATCGTATGTATCTTATTTAGCTCTTGCATGAGCACGTATTACAAAAGCGTATACGGTTTTCGATACAAGCCCAAAAAGAGCGGTTGCGCAATAGGTGTGCGCGGAGGGTCTTGGCACTAATTAACAACAAACAATATTCTCATGCAAGTTTACAAATCAGTATTGCCCCCAGTGTGCGTATTCGGACCACGGAGTAAGAAATGGTACGTCGTAGCCGACGGAGTGTGGCACCAAACAACCAGAAATATTCCGTGGTCGGAATTAAAAAACGCGTGGGAAAAGGTGACTTACGGGAATCCAAAAACTAAGTCAAAAGAAGTACTAAGGTATTTCGTGGAAGGCAGTAGGGGAAATAAGTACGAGGTGACTGACGACCAAGGAAATTGGAAGTGCTCGTGTCCAGCGTACGGTTTCGGAAGTGGTCGTCACTGCAAACATATAATTTCAGTATTCACAAAATAGAGTTGAATTTACAAAAATAAAAGTCATGAACAACAAAGAAGAAAAAGTGGGTTACACTGTGTACCCAAAAGAGACGCTAAGCATGGAACAGTGGATGAAGGAATTCAAAGTCGGTATACTGCACGTAGACAAGCAAGCGATGTATAACGCCAAAGACATGATGAAGCAATACGATTCTAACAACACTTTTTATTCGAAATTGCGAGGGATCTTAAACCGTGGGCTTTGCGTAAATTAATCTGAATACACATGCATAATTTATAAGAAAAGTGACTAACGACACAGAACAGAAAAAGTCAAAAAAGAAAAATCTCGTGACTATTTCGGTAGCGTACCAAGTGCTGTATTGGTGTATTTCCGAATACGGTAGGAGCAAACTCAATGGGAGGTACCCTCACATAGAATTTTTAAAGGACTTGGAAGACGGTGATTACGTGACTTACGCGTACTTTGACGACGTGGAAAGCACGATATACTTGTACAAAAATAAGATACTCACCCTCGAAGACTTGGTGCGCACGGTCATACACGAGTACACGCACTACTGCAAGCACTCTATGGCGGAGTACAGGATACTTTCCAAGTACCTAAGCTATCACAGGAATCCATTAGAAATAGACGCTCGCAGAATCGAGAAGCGCGATTTTAAGAAGTGTCTAAAATTTTTGAAGAAGGAACACGGAATTTTCGAATAGCGTAAGATATTTATTGCAGACTATGAATAACGAGCTAGTATTCGATATGCTGGATAGGGTGGCACAAAACAGAGTTCCGAATAGAACTCACAAGCTTTTACACGTAAATTGCAGGACCTGTTTCGTTGAAACGGCCGCAGAGTTGTTAGAAAAAGGTAAGATTAAACCAACTGTTTCAAACGTAGAATTTTTGACTTCGAATTGGGAAAATTTACTGTTTTTTAAATACTCAACTCTTAATTGATGGTGATTTTAAACGTGGCTGAAGAATCTTTTATAGATCACACATTTTTACAGTACGGCATATTGGGGGCAGTGGCCCTTTTGTTAGGATACTTTGCCTGGATCCAGTATTCCAGACTCGCTTTCAAAAACGACAAGTTAGAAGAGAAGGTCGACAAGTTACAACAAGAGATGATAGAGATTTTAGTCGAAGAGAGGGACAGAATGTCCAAACTAATAACCGACAATACTCAAGCGCTTGTAGATCTGCAAAGGGTGATCACAGAGTACATGATAAAACAAAAACAGCAGTGAGAAATGGACTGTCCAAGGCCTTGGAAAAAGAGGCGGACAAGCTGTTAAAGGCCTACTCTGTCGCAGAAAAGTGGAATTCAAACCGTCAAAATAAAAGCACACCAAATGTTACGAAAACAAAAAATAAGGGTCTCCCCCAAAAAAATATTAGCGGAAGCGTGTAGCAACAATCACTCCAGTTGCGATTACCACTATTCGATATTCGGCAATTTTTGCCAATCTTGTCCACTCGCCCCAAAACAAGAAAAGCCAAACAAGGTGGCAAATATATTTAGGAAATTGCTAACGTACAGATAGTCAGGGATACGGTCCATCAGTCAGTAACAATTTGGCCTTATGGAAACATCGTCCCAAATCTATCGATTGGCCATGAACTCCCAAATAGCACAAATTTGTCCATTGGAAACCAATCAGTTGCACATTCACTGAAAAAATATCCGTAACTGATTGGTTGTCAATGGAGAATTTTCGATAAAAATTTTTTTATTTGGAAAATGCTTCGTATATTTACACTGTACCAAATCAATAAAAGTTATGTCGAACAAAAGTTACTACGAGATTCACAAGAAAGAAGCCAAAAAATTGGGACTTACAATAAAACAGTACTTCGCGCAGAGAAAAAAATCAAAAGACGTTCAAATTCCCACAGCGATAGACTTTTCGAAAGTCCAAAAGATAGACGATATAGAGATCGACGAGGACATGCTCAAGATCTACAAATCGGGCCAAGTCATCGATAGCATGTTCTCTTTCGACGGTGGAATTCCAGTTTGTACCAACATCATGGTTACAGGGGATCCAGGAAGCGGTAAGACGACCATAATGCTCCACACTTTGGCCAACATGCAAATGAAAAACAAAAACCTAAAGTGCTTGTTTATATCCGCCGAAATGGGTCGCAAGGGTATTCACGCTTACAAAAAGAGGTTCCCTATCTTCGGTTGTTTGGAGACTATATTCACTTGCGAGTTCGTCGAATACAACATGAAAGACGTGATAGAGCAGCTTTTGTACAAAGGGTACGATTACGTTTTGATCGACAGTTTGGCAGAATTGTTGGACACGGTGAAAGAGGACTCGGGCATGACTCAAGCGCAAGCAGACAAGTGGTTGTTGGAACTTTGCGTGAATCAAAACAGGGGCGTAAACAAAGTAAAAAAATACACCACTATGTTGATGATACAGCAGGTAACCAAGAACGGCACATTTTTGGGTTCGAACAAGATAAAGCACATATCTGACGCTCACATGGAATTGAAAAGGCGCAAGAGAGAAAGCCCAGAGGACGTTCAAAGGTACTATATGTTTTTTTCTAAGAATAGGAACGGTAACACTTTCGTTGAGTGCGAGTACCAATTGAACAGCGACAGCATAAACTACGGGCAGATATCT